AGACGAGTCTCAAATAAGAGAAGATGAATAACACACTATTTATAATAAATATATAGCAGAAATGGCAGTAGTTAAACATTCAAAGTATAAAAATACAGGGCTATTATTCGAACTTTTAGTGAGACAGATCACTACAGACACTCTCGATAATAATAATTCCCCTGCTATAAAAACTTTAAAGAAATACTTTGTAAACACAGAACTAGGAAAAGAATATAAAATTTACGAACAGTTAGGTAACTTTAAAAACTTATCAGAAACTAAATCTGAACTAGTAATTTCATCACTTTTAGAAGCAGCATCGAAACTTGACCGAGCTCAAATTAAAAAGCAAAGATATAATCTTATCAAAGAAATAAAAAAATCTTACGATGTAGAGAAATTCTTTAAAGCTAAAGTTAATAACTATAAGATATATGCTGCACTTAATAATTTGATTGAGAACCAAAGCAGTAAAAATATAACACCGGAAGATACTATTAATAATAAGATGACATTACTAGAACACCTAGTAAAAGAACCGGTTAAAACTAAACAAGATACCTTGATGGAAGAGTATGTAGAATATCCAAAAGATATTAAAATACTAACACACCGTATTATGTTAGAAAAGTTTAATGAGAAATACGATAGCTTTTCTTCAGATCAAAAAGACATCCTAAAAGAGGTAGTTACTTCTATCGACAATACTAGTAAGTTACGAGACTACTACAATACTAAAGTAGAGGAAATTAAAAAAGATATAGTATCTAAGATATCTGAGATAGAAGATAAGGTACTTATCATAAAACTCCAGGAAGTTATTAAATACGCCAACCCTATCAGTAAAACCAAAAGAGTTAGTAACGACGATATCGTAAACCTATTACAGTATTCTGAATTATTAAACAATCTATAATGGAGCAGAGTAGAAAACGGAAAGAATGGTTAAAGAAGCAGTTAAGGGAGATTAGCACTTCCGCTGCTGCAGGAGCCTATTCAACACCGTTTGCGTTTAACCCAAAGAGAGGAGCAAAAGGAACAGCTCGTAACTATTACTTAGATATGGGTTATAAATTAGTGAATCAACAACAATTAAGAAAAAAAGCTAAAGGAATAGAATATAAAGACCTTTGGAAATAGAACTAAACACCAAGAACGTACCTATTTATTAATAATGAAAAGCTTACAAAATAACTACAACCTTATAAAAGAAGGGAAAGGAAATAAAGAATTATTCTTAAAACAAGCAAAAAGAGAGTTTCCTCAACACGTAACAAACGTATTAACTTTTGATCAAGCAGTAAGTAATCTAAAAGAGAGAGGTATCATTACTGAGAACATAAGCAACGATATAACTTCTAAAAACACTCAACCTAACTGGTTTAATATCTTTAAAACTAATCTTAACGAAGCAAAAGCAACAGAAAAGAAAACTTCCAAAGAAGTAACAGACTTAGAAGAAAAGAATTTCGATTATAAAGATGATAAAAACATGGATAACGTTATTGGAGCAGAGCTTCTTAACGGATTCTATGTTGAAATGAAAGATCCTAAAAATGTAGACAAAACCGTAGAGGAAGTTAAAGAACTTGTTACAAAAAATCTTGCTAAAGATTCACTATATTACGTTAAAGATGGACAGTTCGGTATTAAAGGACTAGGCTATACTCAAGAAGAGCAGAAAGAAGCTAAAGGTAAGTATAAAGCAAGCGGCTATGGTGATATAACAGAAGGAACTATTAAAAAAACACCAATCAACGAAAACCGGGTAAAAGTTATTACAACTAAATGGCCTTATGTTGAGTTCAAAGACGGCGAAACTGTACATAAAGTAGAGTTTGACTATGGAGATATGATTGACGATCACGGCAATGAAGGTCAAGATCAATACTGGGTAGGTGAAGACGAGAACGGGCAAGAGTGGGAAGTCGATGTCTACGCAGATTATCGAGGAGAAGTTCAAGACGTACATTACGATACTATTACAAAAGCTTAAGATGAGTAACCTATTAATAGAGACCACCTTATTTCAACCTACCGTAGGATTAATCTCAGAAGGTAAAACCTCTAAGAGAGGACTTCCTTTAGTAGAAGGTATCTTAGCTACTGCCGAAGTTAAGAACGGCAATGGTAGATATTACCCTAAAGCATTATGGGAGAGAGAGATAAGTAAATATATGGACTCTGTTAAAGAGAATCGAGCTCTTGGAGAATTAGATCATCCCGAAACAACAGTAATAAATTTAAAAAATGTTTCTCACAACATTACCGATATATGGTGGGATGGAGATCATATAATGGGTAAAATAGAGATATTACCAACACCTTCCGGTAATATTTTAAAATCATTAATTGATTCAAATATAACAGTCGGAGTATCTTCAAGAGGTACAGGCTCTTTAAAAGCAGGAGGATCAGTAATGGAAGTACAAGACGACTTCGACCTACTATGCTGGGATTTTGTATCAACACCTTCTAATCCAGGATCCTATATGCACGTAATTAACGAAAGCATAGATAATAATACTAAAGACTACACTAGAGTAAATCAAATAATTAAAGAGATACTTTGTAGTTTTGGATCTTGTCCAATTTAAAATAAGCTAAACAGTAGGTTTAGTAATAAAGCACCTATATATAATAGTAGAACGTCACAATAGACGTCAAACACTATATGTACTATCCTCTAATATAGTACCGAAAATCAAATTTAAACCCTTATTGCACTTCACTAATAAGTGTATTCCCAAACAGTATTAAAGGAAAATGGAAAAAAACCGAGATTTATTTAAAGAAGCTATTGCTGATGCAAAAGCTGTAAAAGAAGTTTCTATTGCCAATGCTAAAGCGGCTTTAGAAGAAGTTATTACACCTCGTTTGAAATCTATGTTCGAAAAAAAATTAACTGAAATGGAAGAAGAAGATGAAAAGCAAGAAGAAGGCTACAAGATGAAAAAGGAAAACTCTGAATTAGAGGAAGAATTTAATCTTGAAGAACTTTTAGCTGAACTCGACGAAGTTGAAGATGAAGAAGTTCATGAAGAAGAATTAACTGAAGAAACAGTTAGTGAATCTGAAAAAACTACTGAAGAAGAAACTATCGAAGAGGAACTTACTGAAGAAGAAGATGCTGAAGAAACTGAAGACGAATCTGAAGAAGAGGAAGAAGAAGAATCTAAAGTAGATGATATGGATGTAGAGATCGACTTTGACAACATGACAGAAGATGATTTAAGAGCATTTATTGAAGAGGTAGTTGATGAAATGATCGAAGCAGAAGAACTCAAATTAACCGATACAGAGGATGACTCTGAAGAGGTTGAAATGGGAGATGAAGCTGAGATGGAAGATGATGAAGTTGAAATAGAAGATGAGATTGCAGACTTAGAGCTTGAAGAAGAAGTAGAAAAGCTTGAAGAGAATGTACTCGCCGAAATGACAACTACAGAGCTTGTTGCAGCATTACCTGCTATTATAGGAGGTATGACCGCCTTAATTGGAGGATCCGTAGGAGCTGCAGTCTGGCAAGAAAACGCCTTAAATGGTAAGTATGGAGACAAGTGGAAAACTTTTGCACAAAAACTCAGCTCAGCTGGTGGAAGTGCAGCAGGAGCAAGAAATGTATCCGAACTTGAAGCTATCAACACCCTTAAGGAAGAGTTAAAAGAAGTAAATCTTCTAAACTCTAAACTACTTTACTTAAACAAGATACTTAAAGAGTCAAATCTAAAAGAATCTCAGAAAGTAAAAGCTATCACTGCTTTTGATAAAGCAGAAACAGTAAAAGAAGCTAAAATAGTATTTGAAACTCTTAAAGAGAATCTTTCTAAGGCTCCTACAAAGGAAACTACAAAGAAACTAGTTAGAGAATCTAAAAACTTCGCTTCTTCTACTATCAGCGGAACTTCCCCAGTTAAAAAACCTGTAATGGAAGTTGATCCGATGATTCAAAGAATGAAAAAACTTGCAGGTTTACTTTAAAATTAAAATTAACAACCCTTAAATTAAATGTCAACAGTACAAAATTTATTAGAAAGTGCTAACCCATGGCACGACTTGCAATCTGACGCAGTTAGATTAGCAGGCAAATGGGAAAAAACAGGCCTTTTAGAAGGCATGGATAACGACATAGAGAAAAACAATATGTCTATGATTCTTGAGAACCAAGCAAAGCAATTAGTTGTTGA